CTCCACCTTCGGATAGGAGATCGGATCGGAGTACCACCCGGCGTCCACGGTGTCCTCGAGGAAGCCGCTGACCTCCGTGCTGCTGATCGGCCGGCGGAAGGAGCCATCGCCCATCTGGTAGAGCGGGTTGTTGACGCCGCCCGCCTTGAACTGGAACTGCGGGCCGATGGCAAGGGCGTAGGCCCCCACGCTGTTCGCGCCCAGGTGCTGGGCCAGGACGATGCCGTCCACCAGGAGACGGGCGTCCATCCGGCGGCGGGTGTAGAAGTCATCGAAGAACGCCACGCCCACATCTGTGCCCGGGGTGCCCGCGAGCTCCATGAAGAAGCGGACATGCGTGGAGGCGGCCGGCGCTTGGCAGTAGAGGTTCGCCAGGACATAGGTTGACGAGGTCACTTCCTGGCCGATGGGCAGGTAGATCAGACCCTGCCAAGTCCCGTTGACCTTGAACTGGGCGACCAGTTGGGCCTTGGGCACACCCGAAGTGGTGAAGGTCTTGATGTAGGCGGAATGGACGAAGTAGTCCCCGGGGGTCACCGGGACATCGGGCGAGACCTGCACCCGGTCGCCCACGCGCCCGACCTTGCGGACATAGAACCCGGTCTTCGCGTTGGCCGGGTCGTAGACCAGGCCGAAGGTCTCGAAGTTCCCGGTGGAACAGACCCACATCGTCTCGGTGGTCGGGGAGGTTCCGTCATGGACCACGGCATCGTCCTTGAAGGGCCATGCCGGCTGGTTGAGGGGGTGGCTGGCCCCGGACAGTCGGCAGACCTCCTGGATGCCCGTCCTGGCCGTCCAGACGAGGCCATTGGAGTCGTTGGTCGTGTTTCCGTTACCGATGACCCAGGTGGGCTCAGTAGCCCCCGCGTATCCGGTTCCGAGTGTCGTTAATTCAAAGAGGCACCCGTTGGGGGTGTTCGGCCAGATCGTGTCGCCCAGGACATAGAGGCGGTTCGGGAACCACTTCCCGTGGGTCGGCTGGGGCAGGACGAACTCTCCGGCGGCGACCTGCGGGAGGACCGAGTCGCCGATCTTGTAAGCCGTGGCGACCGTCCACGGTCCTCGGCTCGTGGCCGCATCAGCGATGGCGTTCGGTACGAGGTTGTCGAAGTTCGCTACGAACAGGTTCTTGGCGAAGATCAGATTCGCGCCGAGGTTGGGCGTGAGGATAGACCCCGGAAGGACCTTGGTGCCGTTGATCATGCCGCCGAGGAGCCAGTCGGCCTGACGCATGGCGTCCGTGGTGCCGGCCGTGATGGCTTGACTGGTGGCGTTGTTCCAGACATCCTTCGTGAACGCCGAGAGCGCCACCTGGGCGTCCTGGACGCGCTGCATCAGGGCGTTGTACCCGTAGGGGCTGGTGCCGATGTAGGTGGACTTGCTGGTGTCGGTGAAGTAGGAGAGGGTGCCGCCGGAGGCCAGCGTCTGGTTCCACTTGTGGAAGAACGGCTCGGTAACAGTGTCCGAGGCGTAGGCTTGACCGATGTTGTAGGTGGCGGTGTTCACGCCGATAGGGAGAATCTGCGTGGGGCTGATTTCCCAGTTGGCGAAGGAGGTCGGGTAGTAGATCTTGGACAGCGCGAGGCGGAACGCGGTGGCGTCCGCCGTGCTGTAGGCGTTGGCCGACCGGGCGGCTTGCCATTGTGCGAGGACCGAGGTCCAGGCATTGAGGAAGTTCCGCTTCTTGCTGGGGGTGAGATAGCGGTCGTCCGTCTCGGCGTCCGCGATGGCCTTCCACAGGTTGTCGATGGCCTTGCGGACATTGACGACATCGGTGCGAAGCGTCCCGCCCTTGCCGCCGGCCAACTGGGAAGGGCTCGCGTAGGAGTACCAGTCGGAGAGCGCAGGGTTGGCATTCGTGACCCAGGTAGCGCCCCCCAGGCTGGTGAGGTCCGAGGCGAGGGTGGCCCACAGGCCGGCCAGCGTAGACGAGTCCACGGACACCGTATCGGCGGCCAGCATCGCCTGGGTCTTCTCGTTGTAGAGCGAATCGTAGATCGCCTTGAAGTCCCGCTTCCGGATGATCGTGAAGATGTCCTCGTTGTTCTGCGCGTCCTGGATGGCCTTCCACAGGTTGTCCAGGGCCACCCGGACATTCTTCATGGCGGCGCGGATGCTGGCCTCGCCCCCGGCCCCGCAGGTCGCGGCAATGGCGTCATTGACCCAGGAAGACACCGACCAAGCATTGATCGGTCCCGGGTCCTTGGGGCAGTTGCCCGTGGTCAGCGTGGTGAAGACATTCGTCCAGTCGCTTTCGAGCGACCCATAGCCGATGGCCATGGCATCCGCCGACAGCTTGGCCTGGGTGCGCTCGTTGTTGTAGCTGTCGTAGAGGGACTTGAAGTCCCGCTTCTTCGCCGGGGTGTAGTAGTCCTCGAGCGGGCCCGCCGTGGCGTTGGAGATCGCGCTACGGAGATTCGCCGCTTCGGTGGTGACCTCTTTCAGCAGCGTGTCCCGTAGGAACGCCGCGCCGCCGGAACCAAGGCTGGTGTTCCCGGTGACGCTGTTCCAGGGAGTGGGCGTCTGCTTCCCGTTCAGCCAGTTGATGAGGTTGGTGACCTTGCCGTCATAGGTGCCGGACGATACTCCCGCAGCGGCGGCCTTGCCATCGAGGACAAGCTGCTCGGCCTGGATGCTGCCCACCTTGGCGATGAGGTCGGGCTTCTGGAGGGGGGCGAGGACATCGTCATCGTTGGGGTTCAGCACCGACAGGACCACGAGGGTCGCGTTCGTGCTGTAGTTCCCGGTGGTGTCAAGGGCCTTAATCCAGATGTTCTGGCCAGTGACATTCGTGATCTGCATGTCCCAGGTGTAGGAGGTCGCCCGGGTCTTGGCCACCAGCGTGGTGGTCGCCCAGTTGGACCCGCCGCTGCGGATCTCGTACTGGTCGAGATCGACATCGGCGTTCGCGGTCCACGCGAGGCGGATCGTGAAGTCCTTCTGCGTGGCGGTGAAGCCCGTGACATCGGCGGGCGGCGCGGTCTTCCCGAGGACCATGCGACTGCCGATCACCCAGGCGGACAGGACTTCGGCGCGGGTGATGGCCGCCACGCGGACATCGATCTGCCCGGGGATCATGTTCGGGATCTCGATGCGGTTGGCCGAGGTCTCGGGGAGCCGCGTCCAGTTCCCGCTCTTGAAGCGCCACTCCACGATGTAGCCCCGGGCATTCGCGGCGGCCCTCCAGTTGGCGTCCACGATGGTGTCGTAGTCGCCGTTGAAGGGCTTCAGATGCTCGGAGAGCGTCAGGTTGGTCGGGGCGTAGGCGGTCGTTCCCGAGTTGCCGCTCCCCCCGCCGGGGCCCAGTTCGAGCGCCAGCCCGTTCTCGATGAAGCCGAACTTCGTGGGGTTGTGTTCGATGGCCGTGACTTCGTACTTCTCGTTCGCGGCCTCCTTGATGGAGATCACGCGGTACAGTGCCGGCTGGGAGGACGCAGAGGTCAGGAGCCATTCGGCCATGTACCCAGGAGGGCCATCAGGATCATTTACGGGGAACGCCTGGGTCGTGAGGACGCTGGTCATGCCCGCCCCGGTGGTGACCGGCCGCGACAGTAGCTTGCCATTGGGCATCAGGCACTCGAGGTAGTAGGTCGTCCCGCCCGCGAGAGTCACCGGGGAATCCAGCGTGTGCGTGGTGCCATCGCTGGCGAGGAGGCGGCCGGCATTCCGGGACTGGAGCCGGTCGGCATCACTCACCTGGATGATGTCCCCCGGGCGGATCATGATGCCCTCGAGGCCCGCCGTGAACGCCACACCCTCGGTCTCGAACCGCTCGGTGTAGAGGAGCCAGCGACCCATGCGGTTGGCCTGACCCTGGCTGGTGCAGCCGATGGCCAGGACCTCCTTCTGGATCACCCGACCGTAGAGCGCGATGCTCTCCTGGTCTTCGCAATACTCCACCTTCTGGCGGTAGTTGTCCTTCGGGTCGTTCCAGGCCACCAGCGCGACATTCGTGCGGTTCCTCCGGGCCGTTCCGCTGTAGGAGAACCCGTTGTCATCGACATTGGCCTTGGTGAAGAGGTAGACCGGATCGCTCGGCTTGTCCTGCACGGCATACACCTGGCCGGCGTTCCAGTAGATCATCGACCGGAAGATCGAGGCGATGTCGAGCATCACCTTGTAGGCTTCCTCCTGTGAAGTGATGTTGAGGTTGCAGCGGAAGCGGGGCTCGTAGATGACCGCCCCGAGGTCGGTCTTGAAGCCCGAGGGGACGAGTTCATCGCAATGCTTCCCGATCTCGTAGAGCCCGTAGACATCGATGTCCGCTGCGTTGATGTAGCCCCCGAGTCCGTACCGGGGGTTGGTCATCAGGTCGTAGAAGACCCAGGCCGGGTTGTCGGTCCATTGGATGGGCGCGGTGGACATGTCGCCGCTGAATCCCTTCACGCTTCCCTGGTCATATCCGGCCCACGAGGTCCAGGTCTGCGTCTTGGGATCGTAGACCGGAGGGGTGTAGTTGTGCGGCGTCCGGACCTTGAGCCCGTAGACCTCGTAGCTGCGGGAGGGGATGCTGCTGTACCGCGAGGCATCGATCTGCAACCCCACCAGCGCCGTGTTGGGGTAGTTCAGGTTCATGTCGATGATGCGGGTCCAGGAGTCCAGGAAGACGGAGTTCGAGAGCCTGGTGTTCTCCGGATCGTAGGTGACCTTGGTGATCCGGAAGTCCCATTGGGGGCCCGTCCCGGGGAGGTCGAACACAAGGGACTTCTGGTATCGGCTCGTGCATTTCCCATCGAGGGTCCACTCGCCGTTGGCGTCCAGACCATTCCCCACCAGCGGCTTCCAGGTGGTCCGGCCATCGGTGCTGACCTCGAACCGTATGCGGACATTGGTTCCGTTGAGGTCGCCCTTGTCCGTGGTGGAGGTCATGCTGGGGAAGCCCAGCGTGAAGCGGATGTGGTCGATCTGGCCGTCCGTCACCGTGAGCAGGAAGGGGACCTTCGGGTAGTTCCCGAGGTCGGAGAGCTTCCCTCCCTTGATCTCTCCGCTGTTGACCGTCATTTCCTGTTCGGTCTGGTAGAAGCCCTTGATGGGCGTCTGGCCCGTGGGGGCGGAACCGAGGCCCTTGCGCTCTTCGGCCACGACCCCGGAAATGTTCTGCGTTCCATCGAGGCTCGTCACCGGGACATCGTTGACCTTGATGGAGCGGAGTCCGTAGACCAGGCCGCCGATCTCGCCCTCGGACAGGATGTCGAGGACGCGGGCAGTCGCTACCGAACGGAGGGTGTCCGCCGCTTCGTGGGGGGTATAGGTCGCGTTTCCGCCGCCGCCGCCGCTCATCAGGGCCTCGTGTTCAAGGAGGACGCCGAACCATCCGGACGCCAGTTGGAGTCGATGACGATGCTGTAGACGATCTTCTTGGTGACGACATGCGCGGCGCTGTCCGTGGCGGTGATCTTGATCTCCCAGCTAGAGGGGCCATCGCTGGGGAACAGCGGGAGGCCGCTCACCGTGGCGAGGCTGTGGCCGTCAGGACCCAGCTTGAAGGTCCCGGTGGATTCCTCGACCGTGTAGGTCACGCCGCCGGTGCCGTTCACGGAGAGGATTTGGTCGCTCACCGACCAGCCGCCGGTGTCGCCGACCGTGAGGATGTTCGAGCAGTCGGTTCGAGGGGACCAGATGTGGAAGCCGGCCGCCGTGGAGTTGTCGTCCTCGTTGGTCCCACCCGTGGTGACGGAGGCGTCCTCGGCGTAGATCGCCATGGCCCCTACGGTCGAGCCGACTGCCAGCATGCCGTAGACCACCGGCACCGGGCCGCCCTGGGCCACGGTGTTCTCCGGGCCATCGAAGGCGTAACTGACCGGCTTGTCGGCCGAGGTCTCCTTGGTCTTCTCCTTGGGCTGGGACAGGTAGGTGGCCACCCCCATCAGGATGAAGGTCTGGCCCAGGGCATACGCCTTGTCCCCCAGGGCGACCGCCCAGGGCTGACCGTAGGCGAACCCATAGGCATACAGCGCGGCCGCGATGACGATGAGTGCGGCTCCCGCGATCATCTGGAAGCCGCCGGCCCCCTTCCGCCCCTGGACCGCCGGGACAATCTTCAGAACATCGATCTCCATGCCAAGACCGAGTTCCTCTTCCACGAGGCCCTGATTCTTCCCCTTGATGATGTAGTACCCCGGCTCGGAGTTCGCGTACAGGTAAGCGGCGAAGTCCGGGAAATTGGCCTTCAGCGCGGAGATCGCCTGGGCCGCGTTCTGGATCGCAAAGTGATGCACCTTTCCGAATCGCTCTCCCAGGTGCCCGTAGAGCCTCACTTCGGTAAGCATTGGCGATTCCTCAAGTAACGGACGGAGACTTTTCGGAAGTAGTCCCCGTAGACATCCCGGGTGCTGAGTCGTTTGTACATGTGGTGCAGGATGAGGTTGTCGTCCACCAGGACGGCGCAATGGTTGGGCACCGGGTTCCCGGGGTCGCTTTCGATCTGCATCAGGATACCGTCCCCGATTCGCAGATCCTCCATGGGGATCTCGAAGAACCCCGCCTTCTCGAACTGCTCGAGGAAGAGATTCTTCCCGTGTTTCCACCACCCGTACTCCTGGTGGTCGAACTCCGGGACCTCTACCCCCCAGCAGGTCCGATAGTAGTCCGTGGCCAGCTTGAAGCAGTCGTGGACCCCGTACTCGAACTCCCGGCCCAGGAGGGAATGGACTGGGGCGATCTTGCGGAGCCCCTCACGCCCTAAGATCCACCAGGGCTTGCGGCTCCGGTCCATCATCTTCAAGTCCAGGGCGCTCGGCAGGTTCGACCCGTTCGGATGGGAGTGGCAGATGGCCTCGATGGGCCCCTCGTCCTCCGCTGCGGCCCAGTCCTCCGGGTGGATGTCGAGCATGTCGGGCCCGGTCGCCGAGTTCCGGCACGGCCGATATCTTCCATTGACGATCAGGCCGCAGCACTCGTTGGGGAAACATTCAGCAGCATGCTCCTCGAAGGTCATCCGGTGCGCCTCCGGCCGGCGGCGGGGAACCCGCCGAAGTTGGCGACCGCCGTGGTCCCGAAGTGCGCTCGGCAGCCATGGGCTGTCGTTAATCCCTTGTCGCACCCATCCGTGACGGGGGAGCCATCGACATTGAACAGCCCGGGGATAGGGTGGGCCGACCCGGTGTAGTTGCAGTCGCCGCCCCGGTACTTGAAGGGGCAGGTGGTCATCACCTGCCGCTTGGGCAGCTTGATGCCCGAGAGGTCCATGGCCGAGACCAACTCGAACTCGACCACATTCTTGTCCTCGATCACCTTGCGCTCGATGTAGAAGATGTCGGGCGGGAAGTACGCGGTGGGATCGGCGGCCGTCCCCGGCTGCCGGGTGATGAAGTTGGCGTCATCGAGGTACTTGGCGAAGGTCCTCCAGCGGGCGACCTTCGCCCCCACGAGGTCATCGTTGGCCCGCAGGATCCCGCCCAGCATCTGGTTGACATTGGCCACGCGCAGCTTCGGGCGCGGCAACTGATCCTGCGAGAACTCGAACCCGGTGGCCTCGATGGGGAACGGGGAGTAGGTGTAGGTCCGGGTGACCGAGGATCCGTACATCGGCTTGTAGGTGCGGGTCCAGACCACCGAGCCCAGGTTCTCGTTGCAGTCGTTGGTGAAGCTGTAGTCCGGGATCCCCGTGGGCGGGGAGTTGGCCCAGTTCGTGTTCACCAGGAACAGGTCGAATCCGGTGAAGATGGATCCTTGCGGGATGGGCATCAGACGACTCCTGCGCGTTCAGGGACTTGGACATCACGGGCGATCTTGCTGGACGACACCCGGCTGGTGAGCAGGTTCTTCCGGGGGTCGAGGCTGGCGGACATCCGCATGGAGATCGCCCCCTGGAACTGGGCCTGTTTGGACAGGGTCATCGTGGTCGAGGCGGACTGCTGCTGGGTGAGGGCCGCCTGGAACATGATCCGGGTGGTCAGGGCACCCGAGACCGTCTGTTGCTGCCCCGGGGAGGCCGCCATGAAGAACCGGGCGAGGATCAGGGTACTGGAGACCCCCTGCTGCTGGACGAGGTCCCCTGCGAAGCGGATGCGTGTCGTTAAAGCGCCCGTGACGGACTGGGCCTGGGAGACGCCGGCGGTGTCGAACACCTTGGGCAGCGTCAGCGGCATAGGGGAGGCGGACTGCACCTGGGTGGCCGCGCCCTGGAAGCGAAGCTGGGTGGTCAGGTCGCCGGTGACCGTGACCGAGCCGGCCGCCGTGCCCGCCATCATCTTGTTCAGCCGGAGGTCCGGGGTGCCGGTGGTGTGCTGCTGGTAGATGTCGGCGGCGAAGAGGAGCCGCGTGAGGAGCGCCCCGGTGGCCGCCTGGACCTGGCCGAGCGAGTTGGCGAAGAGGGCGTTGGCCACGATCAGGGCCGGCGTCCCGGTGGACTGCGCCTGGGCGCAGGTTCCAGCGAACAAGATCTGCGTGGTCATGTCCCCAGTGACCGCGTGGATCTGGACCGTGGACCCGGTGGCGTCCAGCCGGATGCGGGTCTTGAGGTCGCCGGTGGCCGTCTGCTGCTGGGTGGCATCCGAGGCGAACTGCACCCGGGTGGTGAGCGCCCCGGAGACCGACTGCTGCTGGGTGGCCCCCGAGGTCGCCAGCGTCTTGGGCACCGAGAAGTCGCCGGTGGCCGCATGCTGCTGCGCCGCGCCGCCCGCATAGAGGATTCGAGTGATCATCGCGCCAGCCGCCGACTGGACCTGCGAGGGCGTGGCGTTGAACTGCGGCCGGCCGGCCGGGATGTAGAGGTCCGGGGCGCTGGTTGCGATGTCCTGGACGATGGCCCCTTGGAACATGATCCGGGTCGTCAGGGTTCCGGTGGAGGACTGGACCTGCGAGGGCGTGGCCGCCAGGGGCTTCGGCACCGAGAGGTCGCCGGTGACCGCGTGGACCTGGGCCGCGCCGCCCGCCAGATTCTTGGGGACGAGGATCGCGCCGGTGGTGGCTTGGGACTGGGCGGGAGTGCCCGCCAACTGCTTGGGCACCAGCATCGCGCCGGTGACCGAGTGCTGCTGGGCAGGGGTTCCGGCGAAGAGGGCCTGGGCCCCCGTGACGGTGACGGTGACCGTCTGGAAGGCGGTGCCCCCGGCCTGGTTGACCAGCGTGAGGTAGTAGGTCGTGGTGACCGTGGGACTCACGCTGTAGCCGGTGCCCGAGGCCGCGACATTGGTGACCTGATTGTTGTAGTAGCCGCCGGTCCCGATCATGTGGGTGGCGTCTGCCGTCCCGGTGTAGGTGGGAGTCAGCGTGGCGCTATTGCCCGAAGTGATGCTCGAGGGCGAAGCCACGAAGCTGCTGATCGAAGGGTCGAGCTGCACGGTCGTGGACTGCTGGTTCGTCTTCGAAGAGTCGTCCACATCGGTGATCGTGTAGTTGTAGGTGCCCGCGCCGGCGGGGGCCGTCCAGATGTTGCTCACGCCCGAGGGGCGGCTTCCGTAGGTCCAGGTTCCGCCGGTGGCCGAGAAGCTGATCGATC